ACTCCCAAGACCAACCCACGGGTTTCCGTGCTGTGATGCGCCCTGATTTGTTTGCTCCAGGGTACATATCCAGTGCTGTTACTCTTTTTGTACCTGCAGCCGGCCCCGGGCCGATTGACATGGTTGGGCAAATGGGCAGTCTTTCTGAGGGGGGCGACATCGATGAAGGTTTTGCTCGTGTTTCTGATAACACGTTGGTTAGTGTCGTTAGTGAGTTGGTCCAAATTTTGGACCTCGCTGCGACTCCCCATCAGGGTCTTAACATTACGTCGGCTGGCATTCCTACTATTGCCATCGATGTGGTTAAGCGCAGTCTTTCTCCGGCCAATTTGAACATATGGACTAAGGCTGCAGGTAATTGGATCCTCGTTGCTACTCTTCCTTTGATTACTTCGAGGACGGTTAGCCTTGTGGGGAATCTTGTTGCTGGTGCTACTGCCATTGCTTTTTCTGTCTTTGGCAATACCGACGTGTTTTCTGCGAAATTTTCCATGGGTGTGACTAGCGCGCAAGTCCAAAGTGCTGGGATTGCTTCTTATGCTCCTGCCTTCGATACATTCGTCCTTGACAACAACGTGACTGTTGGGCGGGTGATTTCTATGCGGATTCTTGTTCAGAATACCTCCCCCGACATTGCTAATGGGGGGACGATCAATTCTGGGCGGGTTCCCTATGATTTTCAACCGTTTGGTCCCAATTCTGTCTCTGATCTTTCTGACCTCCCACAGAATCGGCGTTATCAGGGGAAGGCTGCTACGGGTACCAATGTTACTTGGATGCCCGCTCAGTATGATGAGTTTGAGCCTGACTTTATTTCAAATAAGTCGGAGGATCTTGCTTCAGCGGAGTATCTCTACGTTGAACTTGATGGTTGGGGTGGTGGTGCTTTGACTTCAAGCGCCAAGATTCACTTTGATTGGATTGTTGAGTTTTACACTCCTAACCAGATCTTTGAGAAGATTCTCACTCCTCCTCGAACTGCTGAGTTTGATAAGCTTTTCCATGTTCTTCTTAACATGCCTGCCGCGACTTGTAATCCTGATCACCTTGGTTCCCTTGGTGATTTCCTGAAGAAAGCCGGTGAGTATGCTAAGCGTGGTCTCGATTTTTATGAAGACCACCAGGACACCATTGATTCCGTTCTCGGGATCATTGGTCGAGTTGCGTCGTCCGCTTAGTTCCTTGGATTTTCCTTTTTGTTTTTGCTTCTTTCTTTGCCTTTTCTTGTTCTTTTCCACTATTAAAATAAAAACAATCAAAACAGCTGGGGGTGCTTAGGTGGTGTGGTGATATGGGAGTAGCTAACCTGTTTTGCCATACTTTCCTGTTGGTGTCATTCCGTGTTTTGGTTGGTAAAAATATCATTGGTGGAATGTAGTTGTGTTGAACGTATTCCCCCCCCTTTTAGAGGATACGTTCTGCACTACTGTGTCCTCGAATGTAATCTTTGTTCTTCTCTTGTGTGTTTTTGCTTTGCTTGATTGTTGCCGTCAAGCCGCCGCCTAAATATAAATAAATAAATA